CCCGATAACGCGCTCACGGTCTGGAGCCCGGAAGAGCTTGCCGACAACCTCGGCATCTCGCCCCGAACTCTCGCCGCATGGCGCAAAGCCAGGACAGGCCCCGCATACATCCGAAGCGGGGGACGCATCTACTACACATCGGCCGCGGTGACGGCTTGGCTCTCACGCCTCCCCGTCACCCACACCACCAACTAAGGAGAAGCAATGACCACGAACGAAGAGCGCGAATTTCTCCGAGGAATCGGAAAAAGAAACCTCAGCGTGATTCGGCAGCTTGTCACGGGGATGCACCTAGGCAACGTCGAAGTCGCTATCACCTACGACAACCGCATCGACGTCAAAGAATTCACCATCCGAGGGCTCCTACTCCCCATCTCCCCAGAGATGGAGGAAGAAGAGAGAAAGAAGGAGGAGTAAAAGGTCCGTGAGCTCCTCAGCCAATTGAAGCAAAAATAACCGCACCACCACCCAAGGAAACACCAATGAACGAGAAACACCAAACCCCGCCGAAGCGCTCGCCACAGAGCACGCCCGAACCATCTGGTGGGCACGGCACCTCACCGTCCACAACCGAGACCCGCGTCTTCGCGGCAAGAAGGCACCCGCGCTCCACTGCGGGGCATGCCAGGAAGTCTACGCGGAGCTGGAGCCCGGCAATATCGCCCGCACTATGGGCACTGCCGCAGCCGAACACATCAAGACGGCGCACCCCGACTTCTGGGTAGAGCTCATTGCTCACGCGAACAAGTGCCTGGACGCCGCCCGAATCTGCTGGGACCGCAGGAACAGCATCCGACCTGACCTGCGACCCACCCTGCACGAAAACGAGCTGTTCAAGGCGCGCGCGAACATCCACATTCCATGCCCCATTGACTGCGGCGTCACCTTGCATGACGCACTAACCGCCGACCAGATCAAGGACGAAGCCACACTCCAGTTCTCAGATGAAGCGGTAGAGCACTGCATCACCCGCCTCGCAGAGCACCTGATGCGTCACCGCCGCAGCCAAATCGCGCAGCTCCTCTAACCACCCACCACACACCAGCCAGTAAAGGACACACCATGACCACCCCCAAGACCAAACGCGACCGCGCAGCAGGACGCCACCACCGCCACACCGCCATCCAGACAATCATCGACAACCACAACCAGGTCCGCACCGACCTCGACAGCCTCGACAACAGCGTCGCGTGCCTCCAGGACGAGCTCTGCGAGACTCGCCGCCTCACCGACCATCTCAACGGGAGGGTCGCACAGCACACGAAGGACGTGAACGCCAACGTCGGATTCGCAATGCAATGCATCGTCGAGAACGAACGCAAGCTGACCGAAACCGAGTGCGCAGTCGGAATCCTGCAGGGCGCCGGCAAGGACCAGCGCAAGGCGCTCGCCCAGCTCGACCGCTACACCAAGCAGCTCCACGCCAAGCAGACGAGCCAGAACCACGACCTCACCCTCGTTCGCGCTGACCTCGCTGAGATGGAAAAGAAATTCATCACCCTCGCCTGGATCACCCTAGGTATCTGGGTCGCCGCAGCACTCACCATCCTTATCCTCCTCCTCATCTAACCCCAGGACACTCACCATGACCACCGACCGCACTATCCGCACCGCAAAAGCCCTCGTCTGGGCTTGCGCGCTCGCCTCCGTCATCATCATTGGAATCGGCACCGCACAGCCCACAATCACCTTCCGCGCCCTCATCTTCGCGATTGCGCTCGCCCCTGCTTCCGCCGCAATCCTCATCGGCAGCTTCATCAACGACCACAACCACGGAGAGTTCAATGGCTAACTCACCCCTCAGTGACCTGCCCACCCTCACCGAATGGTTGAAAGCGCACCCCGGTGAGCATCTGCTCCCCGCCGCAACCGTCGCGCGTGAAGCCGGCATCAAAGAAACCACACTGCGAGCCTACGCTGGCGACTCCATCAAAGCCGCCGTCACCTCTCGCCTCCGCCCCGCGGCTAAGGGAGACTTCAACGGGAACTACTGGTACAAGCCCTCAGACGTCGAGGCATGGCTAGAGAAGCGTGCAGCCTCCAAGCAGCTCTGCCGCCGCCACATGCAAGCAATCCACTGGCGCAAGAAACGCCTACCCATCCAAGGAAACACCACCAATGACCAACAAGATTGACCTGCCCCACAAGACGATGTTCGAGGCATGCAACCCCGGCACCAAGCTTGTCTCTGAAAGCCAGGTCGCAGCCGCCGCCGGTATCAAGGTCAGTACTGTCCGAACCTACTCAGGTGCCGCTGTTCGAGCCGCCGGCATCCGCCTCCGCCCCGCAGCCAAAGACGATGACGGCCGCCTATGGTACAAGGTCTCAGACGTTGAAGTCTGGCAGCGAAACCGCGCCGCCGGCAAGGCCCGCTACCGCGCAATGATGACGACCTCCATCAACATCTAACCCACCCACAAGCTTCCCCCGCCGCCCCTTTTCCTACAGTAGCCACACAGGCGGCGGGGGACCCCACCACTCCACACCCCACCCAAGGAAACACCACCATGGCAAGCCACAAGATTGCAATCGAATTCGTCCACCCCACCGCCAACGGCGAAAAAGACATCATCTACACCCACGCCTACTGGGACGGACGCCACGGCGAAAAAGCACGCAACAAAGCAGTTATCGACGCAGTCGCCACAGCAATCGCACCCCGCGCCTGCAGCACCTTCGACGTCCACCCCGGCGGCGACGTCTACCTCTACACCGGAGGCTACCCTCGACGAACGATGCTCTGGGCAACCTACACCCTCCTCAACTAAGGAAGAAACACTGATGCAAGAACACCAGGAACACGAAGGCTTCCCCTTCACCGTCGAAGTCCTACAGCTCACCAGGGACAGGGAAATCGTAGGCAAATGCTTCCGCATCACATGCGGCACCTGCAAGCAGAGAAACACCAAAGCCGTCGAATCACTCAACTCCCTGGTCCTCCAAGACGCATTTGAAGAGCTCTGCGAAGAAGCCAAGCTCCACGCCAGCTCCCACGACGACACCAACTACGCCGAATAACCCACCCACACCCCAAGGACACACCATGAACCGCTACCACCCGATCGCAGCACCAGACACCGACCTCACCATCAACGGCACCACCATCCGCCACCTCTACGACGCAGACCGCATCTGGGTCCACAACACCGACATCGCAGAAGCAATCGGAGCACTCGCCAAAGGCAGCCTCCTCACCGGCGTCTCCGCCAAATGGAAGCGGAAGTGGCGCGAAGACCTCGGCTGCGGCAAAGCAACCCGCGCTGCAACCTACATGACCACTGAAGGGCTCCTGCAGCGCTCCATGAGCATGAAGCGAGACAGCGACAGCTACCCCCGCCTGCGCGAAGCAATCGACCAGATCCGCACCCTCGAAGCAGAACGACGAACCCAGCACGCCGCAGCACTCACCACCGCGGCACATGGAGCCGACCCCAAGGACGAACCAACTCTCCCTATGACGCTCACCGAGCCGCCGGCGCTCGCCGCTGAAGCTGCTGAATCGCCGCAGGAATCAGCAGAGGTACTCGGTCGCGTCGAAGAGGCGAAGAAGAGCCTCGCCCCGTTCACCCCCGCCGCACTGCGCAACGCAAACCTCGGTAAGCGCCAGCGTCAGATACGCGAGCGCATGTCCCAAATCCAGCACCTGCTTGACCTCATGGCTGAGGATTTGGTGGATGCCGCCATTGAGAAAGACATCACTCTTTAGCAGGTTTCTGCTGATTCTGACCCAGATGTAGAGAACGATGATCTACACTACTACCACCGCAAGGAGCCCCCCTCATGCCTTGGCTGAAAGTATCCGACACAGCCGCTCAGCATCGCATTGTGTGGCGAGCGCTGGAGATTCCCGGCGCGAGCATGCAGTCTATGTGGTCGCTGTTTGGTCAGGTGCTTGCTTTGGCTGTTGAGGCGGCGGCGTTCAAGACTGACTATGTTGTTGAGCGCGGCTCTATTCTGAAGTTCACCGGTACTCCGGATGCTGCACAGAAGTTCATCGCTGATGCGACGTTCTGTGGGTACCTTACCGGTGAGGTGCCGCTGGATGATGGGCGTATCGCCTATCGTTTGGTGGAGGATGAAGACCTGTTCCATATGCGTCTACGAGAGGAGATTGATTGGGAAAACAGGCGGCGTAATGACACCCGTAACGGTGCGTTGATTGTGCCAATTCGTGCTCGCGACGGCGATGCATGTCGTTGGTGCGGCAACGTCGTTTACTGGGGTAACCAGAAGGGCGGTCGTGGCGCGACCTATGACCATTTGAATCCTGGAGTTCCTGCAGAAACTCCGGAGGATATGGTCGTGGCGTGTCGAAGCTGCAACTCGTCCCGCAAGGACAATGCTGGTTGGGCGGTAGATCTTCTACCTGCCCCGTCGAGGCCGTATTTTAGTGCAAAGAGCGCGGCTTGGCTGACTGAGAATGGGGTGCCCACCAAGGCATCCGCTCCGTCAGATAAGCCGGTTGGTAGGTCGGTCGTGGCCACCTCGCAGGTAAGAGAGTTCTCCCGGAGTCAGATCCAGAACCAGGGCACTGGTAATGGTGATGGTTCGCAGGTTATTGAT